GTGGCGTCCGAGACAACTGTCAAAGAGTTTGCGTCAATGTTTACAGATGGGTTATTTACCACCAAGGCAGCAGGCCCGGACTTAATTACGAAGCGCTGAATCTCAAAGAACGAAACCAAAGCGCCGCTTGAGTCCCTGTAGGATGTAGGCGCTACTTGGATAGTCACGGCACTAGTGCCGCACGTACCACTCACGATGGCAACCTTGCCAGTGGTGTAGGCTTTCGAGTCCTGCAGGCTCGTTACCTTGAGCGATGCCGTGCCGTCCTTATCGTGGAACAGCACGTCTACGTTAATTCGTCCTTCAAGGCTCATTGGTAGCTGCCCCATTTCTGCGACGAGAGAAGCGATTCCACAGCAAACTCTAGCGGCTTGCTGATGCTGCCAACGAGCACGGTGCTGCGGTTCTCGTACCAGTAGCCAACGAGCATCAGGATGGCGTGCCGTATCGACGCTGGCACGCTTGAGCCCGTGGCACCGTAGCCGGCCCACCACGTCACGCTGATGGCGTTTTCATCCTCAATCTGATTCGCCGGCCACGTCCCGCCGTAGATCGTTTGAATCTCGCCGGGCGTGCTGTAGCGGCTCACTCGGTATGTGGACGTGGAGAGCGTGGCTGTTGCACCGCTCTGGAGCGTGTAGGTGAGGCTCACAGCCGTGGTCGTTCCGGCCGTAGCCATGGGCGGCATCGGCAGCGAAACCTCGTCCTCGTCATGCGGGAACGATTCCAGCGTCATCACGTACTGGCGATGAATCAGCGAGCGATTCAGATACGCTTCGGTCCACTCTCGGGCAGCGGTGATAAGCGTGCCGATGTAGGCGTCATCCGTGCTGGTATCAACCCGCAGATGGCTCTTTGCCTCCGCAACCGTGACGGGCTCAACCGCCGGCTGAGTGGCGACGCGAAGCGTCTGGTAACTCTCGCTCACTCTTGCGTCTCCGTCGTGGCGTGGCGTCTGCGGTTTCCGTCTTCGGCTCTAGGGCCGCCGTCTCGAGCAGCGTGCCTTGGTGGTCTTGGATTGCTACACGCTGGGCGATCAGCTGCTGGGCGAGCCCGCCAGGAACGTCTGCCGTCTGTCCCTTGGCATAGCCACGCCACGCGCGTGTGAATCTAAGTTTCGTCATTGCCCCACACTCCATGCAGATTCCGGCGGCTTGTTCGTGTTCGTGAACTCAGTAGTCCACTGAAAAACCGGGGCAGCAAGGTTCTTGCCGGGCCACGTCACCACGTATTCCCCATGGCCCAAAACGACACGCGGCGAGACGAAGACACGGTTGCCAGAGTCTCTCCACTGCCGCCAAAACCAAATGTCATCATCAATCCGGCCGTCGTTCCAAGAGCCATCTCCGTCAGGCTTGCTCCAAAACCATGGCTTCTTCATCCGCTTGAGTGCGGCGGTGCTGATCACGGTGAGCCCGAAGTGGGCGGTGTCCACTTCCTGCACGGGCTCTGCAAACCACGACACGGGAAGTTGCGTGTGCCCATCATCTGGCGGATTGTCCAGCGTGCCCTTCAACGTCAGCATCGGGCGCCCGTCCTCCCGCTTCGTCTGCAGGCCCGTGATGGCGTCGCACTGAAACGTCATCGCCATGGCAAAGAGTTGTTCAACGTCCTGCTTTGTGAAGAACGTGTCGTAGTCAATGGCCAGGAGATATTCCGCAGAATCAATGAACTGCTCATAAACACGGGTGGAAACCTGACTCCAGAACGCACCCGTGCCCATCGTAGGGCGAATGCCGAGCGGCATGAGTGCCTGAGCCCATGCGAAGTGATTGGCCGTAAACGAGAGCCTAGGCATGCTCAGTACGGCCTCGACTCTAATATCGACTTCGGTGCCACCTACCTTGACCAGCATGCGTGCCTCAAAAGAGAGAGCGGGCGGCCCCGTCGCGGAAGCCGCCCGCTCAAGATTGCACACTCGTCAAGCCGTCAGGCTCACGCACCCACGAGCGCGATGACCGGGCCGGCGTTGGTGGCGTCGCCAAGCGTGTGGTGCGAGATGGCCACGCGGGCCACGGCACGAATCACGCTCTGGTCGCTCAGGAAGTTGACCTGATCGCTGCTGGCAATCTCGATGCCCTGGCGGACGCCGTAGATCGAAGAGTTCATCAGGTCGCCGTAGATGGCCATGACTTTTCCGGTGCTGTCAGTACCAGCAGGCAGCTGGTCGGTGAGCACCACGGGCTTGCCCATGAACGTCAGGCCGAGCCCCTGCGTCAGGCCGACCGAACCGCCCTGAGCGTAGTCGAGAGCCTGCATGCAGGTGGCGAAGAAGAACGGCGAGCAGTACCACTTGGCACCCGCCTGACTGTGCTGCGGAAGAGCAGCCATCAGGGCGAGCATGTCGGCCTTGGTCACCTCGTCTGGAGTGTCGCCAGCCGCAACCTTCAGCGAGGCCGCATAGGTGACGCCCGAAGCGGCGTAGAGGCCACCCGTGTAGCCAGTGGCCAGACCGGCAACGCTCGGCGCGTTGGACGGGTTTCCGTTCCACGCCACGCTCTCCACAGCCTGCGAGAGGCCAAGGGCGAGCTCAGCAGCGAGCCAGTCCGAGATGCTCACGATGGAGTCCCGAAGGAGCTCGTTCGCAAGCACCACAGCGCCAGTGACCTTCTTCGCAGTCAGCGACACCTGGGTGCTGGTCGGATCGCTGGCAGTGATGCTGGCGTTCTCGTTGATCCAGTAGGCCGTGGCAGCGCCAGTGCGTTTCGGGAAAAGCACGTAGTCAGAGGCCATGTTCACGCTCATCGCGTTGGACGCGAATGCCGAGAACTCGGTGACCAACCGCAGCACGGTCGCCTCAAGGATGTCTGGCACGAACGCCGATCCGGTCGTGGAGCCGGTTGAGCCCTGGGCACGGCTCTCGACGCCGTGATCCTGGCACCACCGCTTGGCGTCCGCGTCTCCGCTCTTAGCCTTGAACCACTGGCCAACCTTGTAGGCATCTTCGGCGGACTTGAACGCACGCAGCTTGCCGTGGAACGGAACGGCCTCGACGCGCGTCTTCGGCTCGTCGGCCCGAACTTCGGGAGCCGGCGTGCAGCGATCGACAACGCTGCGGAGGTTCTTGGATGCTTCCGCCACCGACTTCTCAAAGTCGATCTTCTTGGCGAGCTTTACGGCGTCGCTATTCAGCGTCTCGAGTTCAAGGTCACGCTCAGCGATCTTGTCGGCATCGGTGCTCTCGATCGCACGCACGGCGTCGATACGGTTGGCGAGGTTAACGGCCTCGTCCTGAAGCTTCTTGAGGTTGTCCACGTGGATTGTCTCCGCCGGCGGTATTGCCGATGGAATCCACTTTGCCTCTAGCGGTGCCTGTCCTTGCAGAACCGCACTTCAGAAAGTGTTGTTTTCACAAACACAACACCGCGAGCACCGCACCTTGGGCAACGCAGGTACCGCTGCCGCTCGTCACCGCATGGGCGACTGCTTCTCGTCTTCAGTCGTTCGCCGCATGTGCAGCGTGGTTCAGACATTCTTGAGCCTAAGAATGGCAGACCAGGCGGCAGCGACGCCCCGCAGAGCCGAACGCGAGTGAACCGCCTGGGCTGCCGGCTCTTCGGTGGCCTGCGACGCAAGCCACGATTCATACGAACGCTGGGCAACGGTGACGCTGCTTGCCGGGTAGGCAGGCGTCAGAACCACGGAAACGTCTACGAGCGAACTGACTTCCCGCACTTCTCTGACTGCGCCTTGCTCATCGCTCGTCCACTTGTCTCCTTTTCCTGGCTCAAGACTGAACGCGAAACTGCTTCCCTTGAGGTCACGACGCCTGACGAGTTCCATGGTGTCACGCCCCACCTGGGTGTCTGGCGGAATGACGGTATACCGCAGCCCCTTGTCATCGCTGGTTAGCTCCAGCGTGCCGCTGGCTGAACGGCCGAGAATCAAGTCAGGGTTGTGATTCAGCAACGCCACAACGTCGCTTTTGCCACGCTGGCGGTTGAGCACTTTATCGAATGCGCCGGGCAGGATGATCTCGCGGAACTGCGAGCCGCCTTCACGCAGCGGAAGGCTGAAGCGGTTGTAGACGGCGGCATATCCCGTCAGCACCTGCGTGCCGTTGGCGCGAGTCTCAATGGTGAGCTCGGCTTCTGGGCACTCATCAAACGCAAGGCAGCGGCGCTCAAGTTCCATTCGTCGGCTCCTGTTGCTTCACAAACTGCGGAGAGTCATCCACCCATACGTCAACGCTTATGCCTGCAGCCTTTGCGGCAGAGTCTTTGAGTTGATCACCAACAAGCAGCACGCTTGAAAAACTCGCGGCGTATTCGCCAAGTGCGTCAGTGATTTCTTTTCGGTCCTGATCGGTGTCTGGCCTACGTGAAATCATCACAACCTGATTGCCTGCTGCGGCTGAGGATTTCGCAAACTCGCCCCACATCGCCGGGTCGCTGGAAAAAGTTTTGTCGTAGTCAATGCTG